GAGTGGTCAGGCGAGTGCGAGTCCGAGGGCTGGTGTAGGATTGACAACACTGTCACAAACCCCCTTGAACGTATAGTCCCGCAAATAGTTTTCCAACCTCACCTGCCCGGATGGAGGCAGTCCGAATGCTTTATAAAAAGACAAACGGGTGCTAGCACCAATGTCATCAGAAATAATATCCCCTCGTACTCGGGGTTTCTTACTCATGCGCATAAATCCTGAATCTGAGACTAATAGACTTTCCCCGATGCGGCTAGGTGTTCCACAGCGCTTGTACATTTTGTATAGCTCGCAAAAGACGGGCATGTCACCATACAAGGCTGCACCACCAACTCCAACTTGGTAGCACCATTGGGAAAAATCTAGGCTGGTCTTTCCACCAAGGCACAGCGCATCCTTCCCAAGCGCTGTCACTGGCTGTCGAACCATTACCCACCGATCACAACACCACACAGGCTGAGTCTGGCAAAACTCAACCTGCTCAAAGACATTTGTGGTGTTGTCAATCTTCATCTCAAATCCGTACTTCAGGAACCAGTCGTACAGGCCATCTAGCTTTGATAGGTCGCTGTTCTCAACGAACAGGACACAATCGTCCCCATTGTTAGCTAGAAGGCCAGTTACACCAATCTCCCGAACGTACTCCCGAACAAGCGTGCACATTATAAGGCAATTTCCCAGGGATGTGTTCATGTCCCCGCTGGCCCTAGTGCCGCGCGCACTGTAAGTGAGCTTCATTCCATCAATAAATGCGAAGCCCTTATTATTTAACTGCTGATGTAGTAACCCGCACAGTTCAGGGTTCCAACCAAAGATGCGTTTGTATACAGAGTGTTCCCAGACCAGTGCATCTCTGCTAACATGCTGGTCAAACCGGCTTGCGTCAAGACTGACGGCAACCGGGTTGTTAAAACACTCCCACTTCCTCCTCAACTCGGAAGCAACGCCCTCTACAGTTAAGCCCTTCATTACCACAATCCCCCCATCCTCCCCCCACTCCTCGGCGAGCGCATGATACAGCTCATGCTCCACACGACGGGTATATCGCCCTAAGGCGTAGTTGTACACAGGTGTCCGGGGCTGTATTACACGGGGAGCGGGATCAACTTTCTTGGTAAAGTTTAATTTCTCAAACTTTACAAAAGCTTTGATCTTCGCATCCTTGGACACCCATCCCCTTTGGATGTAGGTAGCCGCAGCGCTCGCGTAGAGGGCCCTCTTGTTGGCGGGACACTGGTTGAGAAACTCTCCACAGGTCAACGGTTCCAACGGTAGGGAGGTTACTCTCCTAGCGATACGTTTGCCTACATGTGCAAAGGCCTTCCAAACACCGCGATGTGGCTGGGGTGTTGGGACAAGCTCCCCCTTACACTCAACGTTGAAAACACGCTCGTTGAGTGCCCGTAAGAGATTGGGAAGGTCATTGTTGTGTGCTCCGAAATCGACGCGGCTAGATGTGTCCGGAGTAATTACCACTGATCTAGCCTTTGCTTCGGGTGCGCCCACATGCGGAATAACTACTACCCCAGGGATAACAGCCTCCCCATGATAATTCGGGTTGGCTGTCGTCCTAGCAGTCATCCGCACGAGGCACCCCTATTTGCGCTGGGCCTCAAGCGCAGGCATGAGGGCGTCGAAAAACTCCTCATCCTCCCCCCGATGGTAATACAGCGCCTGGATTGCTGATTTGTACCAAGCCATATCACCACCCTCCATCCCCTCTGGATCATCTTTAAAAGCACGATCCACCACCCCCTTCGCTGCAATCGCCAAAGCCTTGCGGTCGTTAGGAGTGCTGTCAAAACCGTGGGTCTCAAACTTCAGAACTGCCACTAGTCTCTTCACCACCCGAACGCGCCTCGCGAACCGATTGCTGGCTCTATGGCGAACACCATGATTTCTGTAGCCTAGCTTCGCATCAATGCTTTGCCGGGCTGCTTCCCACCATGACGTCCACTCAGGCCGCACCACGACGTCATCCTCGCTATCCCCCGACACCCCCTGAAATGCCGCAGCAGCAATAACTGCATTTCTGCGAACCTCGTTGGTGTTCCTCCAC